CTCGCTGGCGGGCTTGCACAACCCACAACTTCCATGCCATTAGCAGAGGGGAGCGCAAGATGCCATGCGGAGTGAGGAGCCAGCCGCAGAAGTCGGCGACTTCGACTTGCACCGTTTTGCTGACCGTGCGAACTTTCTTGCTCCACGTCCCACGCCAGGCCGTCGTCTCGTGCACCTCATGGTCGCAGGCCATGTCGTCACCGCCAAACAGCCACGCGCCACGCCTCAGATTGGTGGGGCCGTACTTCAGTGCTGTGATCGCAATGCTGTACCAGGTGTTGCCGTCAAATGTCCCGGGCTCACCCGAGTCGCGACTGGTGCGTTTCACGCCGACCTTATCGGAGATGATGTGGGTCTTCCACGCGCAGTACGCACTGATGATGTTCTCCGGGATCCCCGCCCAACGCATCACTCGCGCCTCCAGGTGCACACTCTCGCCGCCCTGCGTGGCATCGAACTGGGAAAAGTCGTTGAGCGTGCACAATCCTTTCGGTCGCCAATTCGTCGCAACCCAGGAGTTGAACTTGCTCAAGTTCCAACCTTTGTACAGCTCGAGCCTAGTGCTGCGCTTGTTGCCCACCAACTGGGCGTGACAATACCGAAACACGGGCCCGAACGTCGCCACCACCCACTCATGACACGTGCTGGTTGGCTGCCCCGCCTTAGGTTTGTCCAGGTGAAGCGCCTCCAGCTTGGCCTTAAGTTGGGTCTTTATGTTATGGCGCACCTCGTTCACCATGCGACCCCAGAAGTCGGAACGCTCGGCTATATCCGCGAGCTGGCCCGCCGTTTTCTGCGCTCTCACCCGCAGCTGGTCCGCGATGCATGACATGAAGAGCTCATCGTCAAACACCGGATCATCCGGCAACTCCAACGCCGTCGCGAAACCGTGCCACAGTTGGTCCCCGAGCAGCTTCTTCTTGAGGAAGTCGTGCTCGTTCCACTCGAATGTGCTCCGCGTGAGCCGCGCGGCGTACGTTGCTTTCGCAAAGGCGGCGTCGCTGCCGGCCTGATGCGGAAACACACGGCTAAGCTCGTCCGGGAAACGTTCGTCGTCGTAGTTCTTGCTGACGCCGCCCGCGTTGATGAACTCGCGCGAGAGGCGATCGGGCAGCGCTTGGTGCAAATACGCCTGCAACGCCCGCGTCTCGACTACCGGCAAGTGGATGTTCAATGGTTGCAACGCCTGGGGTACCACGCCCGGTTCCGCAGGCGACAACTCGGCCAATTCCGCCACGTGCTCGTAGTGCACGCCCATGCGATCCGGTAAGTGGTGCCACAGCGCTAGTGCGCTGTGG